GTAGCGGGGCAGAGAAATCTAGCCCTGCCTACTGGGTTTATTCAGATGCGTAACCTACAGATGAACGCCTCTCCTATAGTTCCTATGCAGTACGTTACACCTGAGATATACGATAGGTTATATGGTAGTACATTCACGGGAACTCCAGAGATGTATACTATCATAGCGGATGAGATTCAGTTAGGGCCGATCCCCGCAAGCGTACAGACTATAGAGATGTTATTCTATAAGAAGTTTGACGCTCTCACTATTGTAGATACAACTAACTGGATGATTACTAACGCCCCTGATGTCTACCTTTATGGTTGTCTATTAGAGGCTGAACCATTCATTATGAATGATCCTAGAGTACAGTTATGGGCTACAGCGTTTAAGCAAGCCATAGCAGATATGCAGGAGCAGGATAACAAGGATCGTCATTCAGGTTCCGCACTTAGAGTTATGAATACGAGTGGTTACTGGTGAGTGCGCCGATAAAATGGTCTGAGGCAACTACGCCTATAACTTGGTCTGCTATAGGAATTAATTGGAATAGTCCAGCAAAGGCTGACACTTCCACCCTTGCGGTATCTAGTGGGTATAGTAATATAAATGTAGGAACGCTTGCCGCTGCTGCATCCTTTGCTAATAATTTGGGCAAGGTTCACGCCTCTACCAATTCAATGGCAACGGTTATATCATTTGGATTACAGAATGCTCTAACCAGTCTTGGTGGATTTACTTTTGAGAATTCTATTTCTTTTGATGTTGACAATGGATATACAAATAGCGGTACACTTGCCGCTGTAAGTTCTATAACTATACCTCTTACTATGACTTACGTCAACGCAACTAATCATGCTGAGTCTGTATCTATAGGCTCTACAATGAATGTCACATCTTCTGGCGAATTCCTTTGGGGTGACGTTAGTGATGTTTCTACTATTTGGACAGATGTAGAGTATCCAAATTGATTACCTTAAAACCAACAATGAAGGCCGATGGAGGCTTACACATGACACATAAATCAGATATGAACCTCGGCCTAAAGAATGTATGGGAGTTTGTTTGCTACGATTCCAACGGCATTGAAAAATGGCGCGAGAACAAAAAGAATCTAGTTGTTACAGTCGGACTCAATCATGTACTTAGTTCCTGCTTTGATGGCGCTACCCAGATTACCGCATGGTATGTTGGCCTAAAGGCTGCTGGTACAGTTGCTGCTGGCGATACTATGGCATCACATAGTGGATGGGCAGAAAGTGTGGCCTATTCCCAGTCTGTTAGGCAGACCTTAACTTTAGGTACTGCGGCTGCTGGGAGCATAGATAACGTAGGCAACTTAGCAACTTATTCAATTAATGGAACCGCTACAATAGCGGGTGCTTTCATTAACTCTGACAATACTAAGTCAGGCACTGCTGGTACATTATACGGTGCTGTTGACTTTGGGTCTGCTCGATCTGTAATCTCTGGTGACACCTTAACGGTCACAGTGACTATGACGGCTGCATCAGCATGAGCGTAGAAACTGCCGCTTGGGTTACCCAACTTGTAGATACAAATCCTGTAGTTGGTGACCCAGTAGGTGAGGGGGACGATCATCTTAGAATGTTGAAAACAGTTCTAAAGAATAGTTTTCCATCCACCGCTACCACAGCGATTGTTCCTAACGTATCAGGGCAGACAGGCAAATACTTAACCAACGATGGTACTGACACTTCATGGGGAACCGTTAGCGCGGCTAGTCCCGGATTTGCTGTGGCAATGGCAATCGCATTATAGGAAACAATCATGGCACAAGATTTCACAAAAGAATATAAATCTCAAGTCACAAATGCCGCGCATACTCTGAGGACTGCAAACTCAAATGATGCGTTGATAGGCATTAGGCTAACAAACATTACAGCCTCTGCGTTAACGGTTGATGTCTGGATTGATGTGGCGGCAGCAGGTTCAACAGCCTCGATTGTTTACATTGCTGATGACCTTCAGATTCCTCCAAAATCTTCGGTGGAACTAATACAAGGTGGCGCTAAGATTGTCATGCAGAGTACCGACCTACTGCGAATCCAATCATCTGCTGCAACATCTGTCGCGGCTTATGTCAGTGTAGTTGACGCGATCTCAGCATAGGGGGCAGTTATGGCACAAGAAGTAAATGGCACTTTGTATATAAGCAACCCTCCCGCTAAAGAGGGGTTTTTTATAAACGCCGCAACTATAAATGGTAATTTTACAATCGCTGATAACGCGGTTGTTGCTGGCCCAGTGACCTTTACTGGAACGGTTACAGTCACAGGAACTCTGGTGGTCGTGTGAGTACAGTCGAAACTAATTTAGTCCAACCCTCAACAGGCACAACTCTGACGCTGGGTGCGTCCGGAGATACTGTAGACGTTCCTTCTGGAGCGACTCTTGACGTTACTGGCGCAACAGTATCGGGTCTATCAGCGGGTAAGGTGTTGCAGGTTGTTCAAGCCACTAAAACAGATACTGCATCCTCCACTAATTCAACTTTCGTTTCAACAGGATTGGAGGCATCCATTACTCCATCATCCACTTCAAATAAAGTCCTTGTTATGATTTCTGCATCCCACGGTCAAGCCGCAGACTTAGCCATATCGTTTCAACTTAACCGGGATTCAACTGCAATCTTTTTAGGAGACACTGCGGGATCGAGAACAAGGACATCTGTGGGGACGTTTTATCAAAATGTCACTGGAGATATGAACTATTCGGGTATCAACTATTTAGACAGTCCATCGTCAACTTCAGCACTCACCTACAAACTGATGTGGGCCATGAAAGGAGCGGGTGCTACGTCAATATATCTAAACAGGTCTTCTTTAGATACTGACTCTGCTGCTTATAAAAGGTCGGCATCATCCATCATTTTAATGGAGATAGAAGGATGAACCATCAAGCAATATACAACACTCATCCAAGTGTCGCCTCTATTGATGGTGATGACCCGGCTATGGCTTTTGATGTTAACGGCAACTCTGTTGTTCTAGATGAATCGTTAATAGCCACAGAAACATCAAGACTCCAAACTGAACAAGCAAACGCTGTCGCACAAAAAGCCGCAGACAAACAATCAGCGCACGACAAACTCTCCGCACTTGGTTTGACTGACGCAGAGATAGAGGCAATAACGTGACGAGTGAAGTTCAAGTCGATAAATGGAGTCCTAGCACGGGTGTTGCAGGAACCATAGGAGATAGTGGAGATACTTTTACTGTTCCCTCTGGAGCAACCCTTGCAATAGCCTCTGGAGCAACTATAGCGAACTCAGGTACAGCGACAGGGATGGGACTCTTCTCATCCTACGCAATTATTGCGGATCAGAAAGCCGCTGGTACTTCTGGTGGCACATTCACGTCAGGCGCATGGCGCACCAGAGATTTGAATACAGAAATTACTGATCCAGATGGCATCGTTTCGATTTCGTCAGATCAGTTTACATTAGCGGCAGGAACATATTTGATTAAATGGCTTGCGCCAGCCTATAAGTGTAACTCTCATCAAACACGATTGTACAATGTAACAGATACGGCGGAGGTAGCGGTGGGGAATACCTCTTGGACTTACCAAGCAGATTCAAGTGTCCAAACTAGTTCTAGCGGTGCTGCCAGAACAGTAATCACGGGATCAAAAGCGTTTACCATAGAGCATCAATGTGAGTATACGTCCGCGACTAATGGTTTGGGAGTGAATTTTGCTGCTACCACTGTGCAATTTACCCTAGTCGAAATCTTCAAGGAGGCGTAAATGAGTAGCGAAGTTAAAGCAAATAAACTAAGCCCTAGTTCCGGGGTAACCACGACTCTTGGTGACGCCTCGGACGTTTTCCAACTCCCAGCATCCGCTGAGATTGACATAGCATCTGGCGCAACTCTGGACATCAACGGCACTGCTGACTTTACTGGTGCAACGGTTACAGGATTGAGTGCAGGACTCTTCTCATCTTATGCAATCATTGCAGATCAGAAAGCACAGAATACAGTGAGTGGAACTTTCACATCCGGTGCATGGCGTACCAGAGATTTACAAACTGAAGTATCAGACCCCGATGGTATTGTTTCTATTTCAGCAAACGCATTTACATTGGGTGCTGGAACATACTTTATTAAATGGCACTGCCCAAATTCCTACGTCAACCGAACCCAATCGCGTTTATATAACTCAACTGATGCCTCCGAAGCAGCAATCGGCTGGTCAATAGAAGGGTATTACAGCACTTCTAATGGAGGTTCTGCAAGAGTAACCATTGCTGGATCAAAGGCTTTTACTATCGAGCATCAATGCAGCACTACACGGGCGGATGAAGGGTTTGGGTGGCAAGGAAATATGGGCATCGAACAATACACCACAGTCGAAATCTTTAAGGAGGCGTAATGGACATCAATCTCTGCATTAATCATTTGGGCCTAAACGCTAATCAGTATCGGCTGACGCAATCACCACCACCACATGAGTTCATTGAGTGGTCTGGCCCTGACCCACAACCAACACAAGCAGAACTAGAAACTGCATGGGCTGCGATAGAGGCTGATCCAGATTATCAAGCCTTCCTTGCTGACCGTACACTGGGGTATCCGAAATGAGCGAAGTAAAAGTTGACAAAATCTCCCCACGTTCTGGGACAGACGTAACTCTGGGGGATGCGTCAGATACATTTACCATTCCCGCATCAGCAACTCTTGATGTAAACGGAACTATTGATGTAACAGGAGCAACCGTAACAGGATTGTCAGCAGGGAAGGTGTTGCAGGTTGTTCAAGTCACCAAAACAGATACCGCTTCTGTTGCAAATAGTGGTGCAACTATTGCGTTAGTATCGACAGGGCTTGAGGGATCAATAACGCCAGCGTCAACCTCAAACAAAGTATTGATCTTCTTGTCATTTAACATCGACTCTTACCACGATTCTTATCCTTATTTTCAGGTATATAGAGATTCAAGCGCCCTAACTGGCGCAATGGGGGCGGCATCTGGAACCAAAACAAGATCAGCCGTTCAATTGGCGACACAGTGGGAAACTACACAATTAGGACTTAACTATCTGGACTCTCCAAGCACAACATCAGCGACAACGTATAAATTGTATTGGGGAGCAACAGGATCAGGTTATTTAGGAACAAATTCAATTTATTTGAATAGATCGGTAACAGATAGCAACGATATGTATGTACGGTCAGCATCCTACATGACCCTTATGGAGATAGAAGGATGAACCATCAAGCAATTTATAATACTCACTCTACCGCGTATCGCATTGATGACTCTACTGGAGCGTTTGATGTTAACGGTAAACCTGTTGCAATTAACCAGTCAAGATATGACATAGAAGTTTTAAGACTCCAAGCAGAATACGACTCACAAGCATACGCTCGTAACCGCCAAGCAGAATACCCATCCATTGACGAACTCGTGGTAGCCCTATGGGAAGGTGTAGTAGAGGAACGCATGGCCTCAGTGACAACGCTTGAAGGGTTACGACAGGCAATTAAAACTAAATATCCGAAGGTATAGAACATGGCATTAGAAAGTGGAACATATATTAAGGATTTAGTAAGCACTAATCCTCCGGGGACAGATGCTATCAGTCAGGGTGATGACCATCTTAGACTAATTAAATCTACAATACAGGCAAGTTTCCCATCGAATACAAACTCCCCTACCGTTCCAGATATTGCTGGCAATGGAAACAAGTTCTTACAGGTTAACTCTGGGGCAACGGCTACAGCATGGGCAACGGTTAGAACTGCTGGATCACTGAACAGAGCAACCTTTGCCTATAAGGATGCTGATGAGATATATATCGGTTCTGGAGAATATGACTTAGACGGCACAACAACCGCAGCATACTCTTGGGATAGCCAACTAACCTTCCAGATTGGTTCTGGTGGTAGTAATGCGGCTAGTTCTGCGGCTGGTACTTCACAGTGGCAATACCTTTACATGGATGACTCTGCGATATCCGCATCCCCACTAGTCGCTGCATCATTCTTAAACGCCACAACCGCCCCCACATACAATCAGTCTAAGCATGGCTGGTATAACGGAAGTGACAGATGT